CTTGCTTCATTGACCCACGCTCCTGTGAGTTCTAAAGACAACAGTTTTCTGACGTCTTTGGGTTGGTCCAATGCTAAGAAGATAACTTCGCAATCGATACCAGCAGCATCACCTCTTGCCTTTGCCTCTCGAAGGGCTTGCATATTTAATTGTTGACCAGAGAACATCTGAAGTTTCATTTCTGCACGAAGTGAGGATTCAATATCCAATCGTTCAGATGCAAGGTCATTCATCTTTTTAACATCAAGACCCATTTTCTTAATCATCAAACCTTCTTTAGCACGATTTAACATCTGCTCTTCAGTCATACTATTAAGAATACCTTGATTGGACGCCAACATTTCCATTCCAGAGGTTGCATCAACCCCCAATGCGTTGGCCATGTCTTTGACCTTATCAGCTAACTCGCCAGAGTTTACACCTGCATTTTCAATACTTCTTGTAAGAGACACACCTAATGTATCATCACCAAGAAGCCCTGAAATTTCAGTTGCGTTTGCAATCAAATCAGGTGATAGATTAATGTTACCTGTTTGTTTTACTAATTCTTCGGCTGATTTGGTAAGTGCATCCATACCATGCTTCATACCATCTACTGATAGCCGTGCACGTTGTAAGTTACCTTCAAATACAGCAGCATTCTTTACATTTAAACCTAAAGTTTTGTTAAGTTCTATGCCACGTTTAACTGCATCGGTAAAGAATGTTACTACTTTGGCCAGAACCAATAATCCAAGAGCAACAATACCACCCTTCGTTAATGCTTTTACAAACTCATTATTTAAACCAACTGAATCTTTTAGATTATCTTTTAGTTCCTCTTGTAAATCCTTTTGAGTTTTTGCTTTTTCAAGTAATTTTATTTCGCTATCAAGTCTACTTAATGCGGCTTTACTAATAGTATGACCTGCGGCTATTTCATCTTCAATGAATTTTTGTCGTTGAGCAATAAGTGTATTTAGTTGGTCGCCAATGTCAGCCTGCCCCTTCATTTCGAGGGACATCGCAGCCATTTTTTTTCGGGTTGACTCCGATATACCATCCAGCTCCATAAACTCCTTTGCTAGATTTCTAGCATAGTCGTTTGCGCTTCTTAATTCTTTCTCGTAATCTGCTCCAGACTTTTCAGCCATTTGAACTCCTTAATTAAAGACCCAATCGGTCTTTTCTCCAATCAGGTATTTTGTCTTCTGAACCATAGATTCCCTTGAGGATATCCATCATATCTTTTTTGTTTGCTTTGATTTTTTTGTTAGCAATCTTTTTAAGAATAATGTCGACTAATCCCTCACGGAGTTCTTCGTTTTCCCTAATTTGTTTAAGTTGACTCTTTTTCATAAGTTCTCCATATTGTATAAATATAGAAAAACCCAACTTTAAGTTGGGCCTTTCATTATCTTCGTGTTTTAGCACGTATTTTAGCTGATTCAGTATCGTGAATCTTCTTCTCTTCTTGTTTAAATTCTATAATCTTGTTAATATAGAACTTTCGTGCCCAAACAGGCATATTGTAAACATCGGAGAATGTAAACCCACCATTTCCGTGATAAATCAAATCAAAAATGTGAGAGTGAAGATGCTTTCTATAATCAAGAGTTAGGCCAAAAAAAGCTCGTGTCCATTGGCAAGGACATCTCCCTCCTTTCGCCTGTCTCCTCTGAAATAAATTCCCAAGTAAGGTCAATATCAGGAAGAGTTTGTGAAATATAGTCACGAAGTGCTTTTGAATCTACTGCAAACAACTCATTATCAACAAAGTGATTAATTACATTTTGTTCAGTTTCACCATCTACTGAAAGAATCATAGTTTTTAAACGAGTTGTTAATTCTCTTGAGGTCTCATCTTTTAATTTACGATTTGCCTTTTTGAGTTCCTCAACTTGATGTTTTACCCTACGTTCCTTCGATTCAGTCATACCCATAAAGGTGATTTCTCGGTTAGAACGTGGAAGTGTGTATTGAAATTCATTAACATTTGGTGCAATTTGTGCTGAACCATCGTATTCTTTATTCTCGAATTGAGTAAGGTCAATAGTTTCTTTTTGTTTGTTACCTGTGAATGGGTCGGTTACTTCAACTTCATAGTCTTTACCATAACCCAAAACACGTGCAGCAATCATAATTGCGTTTTTATCACCAACTACTAAATCAACGTATTTAATAGCAACACCTTCACCATTAGATACGATTAGGGATTGGAATAGTCGGTCAAGTACCGAACCATCTTTAATATATGATTGTGTTGTGAGGATGTCCTCTTCTTTTGCAGTCATATATTTCATTTCTACCTTACCACTTGAAAGTGGGTTATCTGTTGGATAAATTAATCCTCTTGATGGTAGGTCAATAATTTCAGTTGGGAATTTGTAATCACGAACTTGTTGAACCTCGTGTTGAGCTCTCAACTTTTCAGCAACATCCTTATCGGATAGTTTGTAATCATCTTGTAAATCTGCCATAACTTTCCTTGTTATATTTTTGGTTAACCACATATAAATATGGAAGTCAAAGATTTATAATACAAAAAACCCCCACCGATTGGTGAGGGTCTTTTTTAAGGTTTTTTAATTACCCTACTTTGGTCATTGTAGTTCCTACAAGATTCCAAGTTTCATCACATGCGAAACCTTCTGGAAACTCATATTCATCTGCCAATTCAACTGATGTAAACTTTGCTTTGTCCCAACCATCTACATCAAGACCCCACTCTGCAGTAGCTTCTTGGAATGTCAAGTGGTTTTCAGTAGAAGAATCAACAATAGTACCACCATTAACGTATACTACGATGTTGTCTTCGATTCTTTTGATTGCGTGAATAGCCATAGATATCTCCTTTGTTTAATAAATTGGTTAACCTCAAATAAATATACTCAATTTAATAGAAAACCCCACCGAAGTGGGGTTATCATTTTTCAATTATTATTACAATCCGTATTTTAGTATTGTAAGATAGCGTAATCGTAAGTAAGTGTCAATTCTACTGTTGCCAAATCTTCACCAGCGTAATCCATATCAGAGAATTTAGCTGATTGTACAAAAGCACCTTTCAATGTCCACTCTTCTACTTTATCACCAACAGGACCCAAACTGTTGAATACGATTTCTTTTTTGTAGAAGTCAGAATAACCATCACGGCCTGTTACTGATTCGTGGTGTAAACGTACCCACTCCATTACTGCTTGTGCAGCAGATGGAACTACTGGGTCGTAAAGAGTTACTGAAAGGTCTTGCCATTCAGAACGACCTTTTACATATCTACGAGTGTTGATATGGTCAATAGTCACTTTACCATTTTGGATTTCAGGTCTGGCAGCCGTTTTCACCAAGTATGCTGGAATTCCTTCCACATACATAATGAACCTATTGGACATTTTAGGTTCAAAGTTGGTGAACATAATTTCATTTGGGTCAAGTAATTGTGCCATTTATATCTCCTATTGTCTTTCTAATAAATAGTCGTTTCTCTAATTTATGCCTCTGGGAATGCAGCGCCAGTTGGAAGAATGTTGAAATCAAGTACAATGAATTCAGCAGTCTTGGCTGGTTGTAAGTAAATTTCCCCTACCATAATGTTTCTATCAATCACATCCGGTGTGTTATTTGAATCATCCATTACCACACGGAATGCGTACAAACCATTTCTTTGTTGGATTGATTCCAAGTATGGGTTCACGATTGACAAGAAGCGGTTTCTTGTAGCAGCGGTGTTGTTTTCGAATACCAAGTATCTTGTTGAAGATGCGATGTATTTCTTCACTGCGATTAACAATCTACGAACATTGATTCTATCCAAAGCGGATGGTCTAGCTTGAAGTGTCTTTTGACCGAATACAGTCACACCTTGTGCTGGGAACGTAGCAATTGGGTTGATTCTATTTGTATATAGAGTATCTCTCTCATCGTGAGTTAAACGAGTCTCAACTTCAATTACGTTTGGAAGTCCACCACGATTTAAACCGGCAGGAGCGTACCATTCAGCACCTACTGAATCACTAAATGCAATTACACCAGGAAGTACAACACTTGGCGGAACCCAGACTGGTTTGTTCTTATCAGTATCAAGAATCTTACACCAAGGGTGGTAAGTAGCAACATAGTTAGAGTCAAACGAACTCAATGAATTAACAACTACGTTGATTGTGTCACCATATGCGCCACCATCCATTACATAGAAACAATCCAATCTATCTTCACACATATCTTTAGCGAATGTGGTAACTGAAGAGTGAAGTCTATTGATGATACCTGGAGTCACAACCATATTGATGTCAAATTCATCAGGATTTGATACTGCGTTGATAGCTTTTCTCATAGCAACCGTACCGGTAGATGTTGCGTTGGTACAATCTAATCCTTGAGTATTTCCTGCGGTAATAGATGAACCTACATTAACAACTCGGTTTGGCTCCCATCCATCAAAACCACCTTGGAAAGGTACGATGAATTTCTTAGCATCGATGTCAGAAGACAATGAAATTGCACTAAATATACCATTACCATCGGTGTCAGTAACACAATTAGCCAAATCAAAGTCAGTACCAACCGTTTCACGATTTCCTGTGAGTGGGTCTGGAAGTGGCATCAAGAAGTTCAAGTTGTCAGTATTAGTAAAGTCAAAGTTGTAACCCAAGAATACTCTCTTGTTGTATTCGTTACTTACTGATTGTGATACTACATAAGATGGAGAAGGTAAGTTATAAGTTGAATGTAATGGTGAAGTCACTGCACCAAAACCAAATGGTACGAGTGTTGAATCAATAGCACCAGCGTCTACATCAGGGTCAACGAATACACGAATGTGAACCGACCCATTGTCATAGTCACCATTAGTTGACAATTTACCATTAACATCAACAGTAATGTATTTGTCACCAATTACTCTCTTAATGTAGTTTGGTGAGTTAGGGTCAAGATTAAGACCTGTAAATTCTTCTACAATATTTGGTTTAGTATCAGAATCATCAACACCTTGTCCG